TGACGGGGTTGCTTTGATTTCTACTGCTCACCCTCTGGTATCCGGTGGAACCAACAGCAATCGCCCAACCACAGCCGCTGATTTGAATGAGACTTCGTTGGAAAACGCAGTCATTCAGATCGCTGCTTGGACGGACGAGCGCGGTCTGCTGATCGCAGCTAAGCCCCGTAAACTGGTCATCCCGCCAGCATTGCAGTTCACTGCAACCCGCTTGTTGGAAACCAGCCTTCGTGTAGGCACTACCGACAATGATATCAATGCGTTGAAGAATAATGGCTCTATCCCTGAAGGGTATACCATTAACAACTACCTCACTGATACCAATGCCTGGTTCCTATGCACTGACGTTCCCAATGGGCTGAAGCACTTTGTGCGTACGCCTTTGGCGAACTCAATGGATGGAGACTTCGACACTGGCAACGTGCGGTACAAGTCCCGTGAGCGTTACAGCTTCGGCTGGTCTGACCCACTAGGCATCTTCGGAAGCCCCGGTTCGTCTTGATGAAGTAAAGAAAGGGGGCTTGCGCTCCCTTTCTTTTTAGTGTATATTGCTCTTACTCCGGGCTTTCCGGTGTATCAAACAGTCCCGGCTGACTTACATGCAAGATTGATACACCTTAACGCATGAAGGAATGACATCATGGGATTCGCAACTCACCTCGGCCCTTGGCTGCTTGGCACGGTCAAAAACACCACTGGCACCACCGCTGGCACAATCCGTAACATGGGTGCAACTACTGTTGCTCAAACTTATACGGCTACTGCTTCGGTTATTTTGGCAAGCCCCGCAGCACAACAGATGTTTACGTTACCTGCTGGCGCTAAGATTCTTCGTTTTGGCCTAGAAGTTAATGTTGCCCTGACTGGTGCAAGTAATTGCGGCGTTACCATTGGTAGCAGCGGCACTGCCAACCTGTACATGGCTTCTGTAAACACCGGCACTTCGGCGGTTCAAACTTCTCCAGCTACCATCGCAGCAGCTACTTCAGGTCTTTATGACAGCATTGGCACAACTGATGCAATCATCTTTGGTACGTTTACCGCAGCTACTGCGGACGCTACTGCCGGTACGATTACTGTCACTGTTGAGTACATCGTTCGTGACTCTGACGGGTCTGCTAACCCAGCCGCTACACAGCAGTAATTAGTCTAAGGGGCTTCGGCCCCTTTTTAAGGAGATTAGTTATGATGCAAACAGACGTACTAGCGGTTCACAGAGAGACCACAGGCACAGTGGTGTCGGGGCGCAATAGGGTTAAAGGTCTTATTGTTACTCCCGGTGGCACTGCTGGAGACATTATTCTGAGGGATGGTGGCTCCGGTGGCACTACTCGGCTTCAATTTAATTTATCTACCAATCAGTCTGCGTTCTCTTTCACAGTGCCGGGTGAGGGTGTGTTGTTTTTAACTGACATACACGTGACCCTGCCAACATCGTCCAAATTAACGGTGTTCTATGGCTAAGAAGAAAGGCCCGGTTCTCTCTGTTGGTCGGGGGGAAAAGCTCCCTATATCTCAGGGGGCCGGTCTGACTGCCAAGGGCAGGGCCAAGTACAACGCAGCAACTGGCAGCAACCTCAAGGCTCCACAGCCCCAAGGTGGCCCACGCAAGGACTCGTTCTGCGCCCGGATGAGCGGTATGCCGGGGCCGATGAAAGACGAAAAAGGCAAACCAACACGCAAAGCTGCGGCTCTTGCAAGATGGAAATGCTAAATGCCAAGCTCCAGCAAAAAGCAGCATAATTTCATGGCGGCAATAGCTCACAGCCCGAGTTTTGCCAAAAAGGTAGGTGTCCCACAGTCCGTGGGTAAGGATTTTAGTAACGCCGACAAAGGCAAATCTTTTAAACGAGGTGGTGATATGGCTACAAAAATGAACTCCGGTTTCATGGCAATGATTGCCAAGAAAAAAGAAGGCAAGCACAAGATGCCTGACGGTAAGATGATGAAGAACTCTACTATGAAAATGGCTAAAGGCGGTGGTATTGAGTCCAAAGGTAAAACCAAGGGCAAGATGATTAAGATGATGGGCGGGGGTAAGTGCTAATGGCTGCTCCTACTAAACAAGAAATTGCTGATGGTGGTGGAACTTTGGACGATACCTTACCCCCAGATAGCGGGTTAGCTCAAGCCTTAAATCAGCCGGGGAATGATCCCGAAGGTTTGTACAAATACATCCGACAAATGACAGCAACTAAACCGGCCAAGCCCAAAGTAGTTACCAAGGAAGAGCTTGCCAAGTCTGGTCTTAGCCTGCGCGACTATATGAACAAACAGCAAGGACTGACACGGCGTAAAGAAAAAAACCCAACGCTTGGAGAAGGTACTGATGCCGTCGCACAAGCGAGGGCGGATACCGTTGATTATGGTGAGGTACTTCAGTCGCGGGAAACTGGGCGTACACGAGGTGGGCCGTCATACGACAGTGCGGGTAAACCATCTAATGCTGGGCCAGATGTAATTCGTAATCAACCAAAAAGGGCCAAAAGAATGCCCGGTCCTTTTTCTGAAATGGCTAAAGGCGGTTCAGTCTCATCCCGTGCTGATGGCATTGCCCAGCGGGGTAAGACCCGTGGAAAGATGTGCTAAGGAGTTAATATGGCTACTAGATGGGATAACCTACCCGGCCTCAACGATGATGTTGTGGAACGCAGTATTGAGGACTACAAAAAAATGAAGAAGGGTCAGAATGTCGACTCTTCTAAAACCAAAGGTAGTGCTCGTGAAATAGTTCGTGAAGCTGGTCAACGCGGACAAAACAGAAATGCAGGTAGAGCGGGCCTAGCTGGCGCTGCGCTACAAGCTGGATATGAAAGTGGCCGTGCCCTTGATGAGCGTACTGGCGTTGGTAAGAAGATGGTTGGGGGCTCCAGCGCACTCAAAGCCATCGCGGACAAAATGGGTGAGAGTGATCGCGTGAAGCTATCCGAGGACTCCAAGGACCGCATTGCCCATGCTGAGAACGCTAAGGCCCTACGTGAAGTAGATGCCGAGAAAGAAGGCATGAAAAAAGGCGGGCGGGTCAAGAAGTACGCTCGTGGCGGCGGCATTGAGCAGCGCGGGAAAACCCGTGGACGGATGTGCTAAATGAGAGCAAGTCGCGGCATGGGGGCCATTGAACCTAGCAAGATGCCTACCGGCAAGCGCAAGAAGCGCCGTGACGACACGGACTTCACGCAGTACAAAGAGGGTGGAGCGGTAAAGTCGAAGGTCAACGAAGCGGGAAACTACACCAAGCCGGGTCTGCGTAAACGGATTTTTAACGCCGTAAAGGCGGAAGCTACAGCAGGCACTGGCGCAGGACTTTGGAGCGCGAGAAAAGCCCAGATGGTGGCACAGCGTTACAAAAAAGCTGGCGGTGGCTATCGTGATTAAAGCTCCACAGCAATCCCTCAAGGACTGGGGCGACCAGAAGTGGCGTACCAAGTCTGGTAAACCGTCGAGTAAGACGGGGGAGAGGTACTTGCCTGAAGCGGCGATTAAAAGTCTCAGCCCGAGTGAGTATGCTGCGACAACCAAGGCCAAGAGAGCAGGTAAAGCAAGTGGAAAACAGTTTGTAGCCCAACCCAAGGGCATAGCAAAGAAAACCGCAGGATTTAGATAATGACAACTTCGGGCGTTGCTAACTTTGACATGGACTTGAGTGAGGTCATTGAGGATGCGTTTGAACGCGCAGGCTCTGAACTCCGCACGGGCTATGACATGCGTACAGCGCGTCGGTCACTCAACATCATGTTTGCTGACTGGGCCAACCGGGGCATCAACATGTGGACGATTGAGCAGGGATCGTTTACCCTAACTCAAGGTTTAAACACATACGCTCTGCCGGTGGACACCGTAGACTTGCTTGAGCATGTTATCCGCACCGATGCCAACTCAACATCTAACCAAGCAGACCTGACCATCACCCGCATCAGCGTCAGCACCTACGCCACGATGCCTAACAAGTTGCAGCAAGCGCGTCCTATTCAGGTCATGGTTCAGCGTAATTCGGGGCAGACTTCCGCTACAACGCTGACCTTAAATGGAGCAGTGACCGCAACAGCCACCACAATCACCCTAAGTTCAGTCGTGGGACTAGCTGCTGCCGGGTACATTAAGGTAGACAGCGAGATCATCTATTACAGCTACATCGTAGGGAATGTCCTGACAGACTGCGCTAGGGGTCAGGCAAATACCACCGCAGCCACGCATACGACCACCACAGCCGTGTATGTATCAAATCCTCCTGCAATCACCGTATGGCCTACACCCGATGGCTCCCAGACCTATACCTTCGTGTACTGGAGACTACGTAGGAACCAAAACGCCGGGGATGGCTCCGACACAATGGATGTACCGTTTAGGTTTATCCCCTGTGTAACGGCAGGACTAGCCTATTACTTAGCTTTAAAACTCCCCAATGGCATGGAGCGTTTACAGGTTTTGAAGATGCAGTACGACGAGGCTTGGCAGTTTGCTCAAGACGAAGACCGTGAAAAGGCTGCTGTGCGCTTTGTTCCACGGCAGATGTTTATTAGCTAATCATGGGCAATCGGTTTGCTTCAGGTAAAAATGCAATTGCAGAATGTGATCGCTGCGGTTTTAGGTTTAAACTCAAAGAGTTAAAAAAGGAAGTTGTTAAGACCAAAACGATCAATATCTTGGTATGTCGGAGTTGCTGGACACCTGATCAGCCACAATTGCAATTAGGCATGTACCCGGTAGATGACCCGCAAGGTTTACGGAACCCAAGACCTGACCGCAGTTACACAGTTTCTGGTATTTTGATTGACGGCTACTCAGGTGAAGGCAGTAGAATTTTTCAGTGGAACTGGAACCCGGTGGGCGGGTCTAGGGCAAACGATGATGGACTGACACCAAACTACTTGGTAGCAGCATCAGAACTTGGTTCAGTTACAGTAACTTAGGAGTTGATATGGACAAGGCAGACAAAAAGCAGGACAAGAAGATGATTGCAAACATGGTGCATACGCACGAGGGAAAGCTGCATCCCGGCAAACCCAAAACCAAGTTTGCCAAAGGTGGCAAGACAGACATGGACATGATGAAGTATGGTCGTGGTATGGCTAAAGTGATGAACCAAAAATCTGGTCGTGGAGGTTAATATGGCTAAGTTCAGTCAAAAACTTATGGGCAAAGAAGTGGGTAGTGCTGCTGTTTATGCCAAACCACACACCATGTCAGGCAAAGTTGTAACCATAGATAAAAATCCCGGTTCATTGCCTAACCAAAGCATATTGGCAAACAACCGTGCGGCGGTTGGTAATATTTACAGCAGTGAGCAACCCGGTACAAAGACATCGGGCATCAAGATGCGCGGTACTGGTGCAGCCACTAAAGGTCTGATGTCTCGGGGTCCGATGGCATGAACTACACTGCGTTGGTTGCTGCCGTTTCGTCGTACACGGAGAATACGTTCCCTACGACGGACATGAATGTGTTTATTACACAGGCAGAGAAACGCATCTACAACGCCGTACAGCTTCCATCCCTACGCAAGAACGTCACGGGCAGCACAACGGCTAGTAACAAATACCTCCAGTGCCCCACTGACTTTCTATCCACATTCTCTTTGGCAGTAATAGACCCGACTACGGGTGCGTACACATTCCTGTTGAACAAGGATGTAAACTTTATCAGGGAAGCGTACCCCAAGCCAACGTCCACCGGAGCGCCCAAGTATTACGCCATATTCGGACCCCGGTCAGACAACGAGACAGAGCTTACGTTCATCCTCGGCCCCACACCTGACGCTGCGTACAGCAC